AACCAAGTAGGACTCAGGCAACAACGTATTTACTTTCTGTAGTAATGCCCGTTGTTTGTTGGTATACAGGAACCCAACCTCCCACCCATTAATAAAACAGAAGTGTTTGTTTCATAGTGTAGGGGTGGTTTTTACTACCCCTTTTTTTATGTAAAGTGTTATAATTAGTAGTGTCGCCTGATGGGACACAAACTAAACTCGCTTAACAAGGAGAAAACAATGAACGCACTACAAAGGTATCACTCTGCAAACTTACCAGAGTTGATGAAAATAATAAACAGAAACGGTATAGGTATGGATGATTACCTTGACCGCTTTTTTAATGTCGATTATACATCGAATTATCCTCCATATAATTTGATAAGTATTAGTAATCATGAATCCAGACTTGAGATTGCACTAGCAGGATTTAAGAAAAAAGATGTAAATGTATATACGGAACACGGTAGGCTAGTCGTAGAGGGTAACAAGGAAGAGAAAAAAGAACCTGAGAACTATACTCATAGGGGATTAGCACAACGTTCCTTTACAAGAGAATGGACACTCTCTGATGATACCAAAGTTGAGGATGTAAAATTTGAGGATGGAATGCTTACAATCAAACTTGGTAAGGTGGTTCCAGCACATCATGCAAGGAAAGAATATATGTGATATAATTATATTAGATAATGTAATATAATGGATTATAAAACATCTGGGGTTGATATTGAAGCAGGAAATGCTTTCGTAAATTCTATCAAAGATACCATAAAGTCCACTCATCGATCAGAAGTCGTGGGTGGATTTGGTGGTTTTAATGGTATGATAAAAATTCCAGAGGGTTATAAAAAACCCATATTGGTGTCTGGTGCTGATGGTGTAGGAACTAAATTATCCATCGCTCAAATATGGGGCAAACATTATGAAGTCGGTATTGACTTAGTAGCAATGTGTGTAAATGATGTAATTACTTGTGGAGCAGAACCATTATATTTTTTAGATTATATTGCAACTGGAAAATTAGATGCGAAAAAATTATCTGAAATTATAACAGGAATAGCAATGGGTTGCACAAAATCAGGATGCACATTGTTAGGTGGTGAAACTGCTGAGATGCCAGGAATGTATAGTGATATGAAATATGACCTTGCAGGATTTTGTACTGGTGTCGTAGAGGAGGATGATATTATTGATGGTTCAAATATTACAAAGGGTGATTTAATTATTGGTATTGAAAGTAGTGGACTCCATAGTAATGGGTTTAGTTTGATAAACGATATGTTATGGAGACATAAGATTGCTTACCTTGAAATGCCTGAGTTATCTACACCAACACGCATCTATGTTTCAGTGGTTAAAGAATTGATTAATGAAGTTCCAATTTTAGGAATGGCACATATCACTGGTGGTGGTATTGTTGAAAATCTACCAAGATGTATTCCTGATGGACTTAAAGCAAATGTAAATTATGACTCTTGGCCACTTCCAGACATATTCAAAAAAATTATGCTTGCAGGTGAGATACCACCAGAGGAGATGAAAAGAGTATTTAATTTAGGAATAGGATATTGTATTGTGATTCCAAAAGATGCAGAGAGGGATGCCCATGATACAATAGATGCTTTTGGATACAAAAGTTGGACAATTGGGGAAGTTGTGCTATAATGTATTTGTCAGAGAGATACTGGCTGCGGTTATGCCCTTCGGTAGGTTCAGCATAAGCGGCTATAGGAATCTACCAATTAATTAGATAGAAAAATGTCAATCAAACTTACGATACTTAAATCTGGTGAACAACTCATATCAGATATGAAAGAATTAGTAGAAGAGGGTAGAGAACAAGCACACGCATATTTACTTCTTAATCCTCAACTTGTTCAAATAAATGAACGAACATTTATTACAGAAGAAGAGAAAAAAGATGGTGATTTTGGTATCAATGTTTCTTTACTTCCTTGGATAGTATTATCTAAAGATGAAAAAATTGTTATACCAATTGAATCTGTATTGACAGTTGTTGAACCTCTTGAATCTGTCGCACAATTATACCTAGATAAATTAGAAGGACTTGGAGTAAAAGAGGTGCTAAATGATTAAATGTGTATTATTCAATGCTCATTGTACTGTAATTGCAAACGTAATTGAGATTGATGCAGAATTAGGTAATCCAAATTGTAAACTTATTAATCCATATGTGATTGATAGTTCTAATGAATTAATTCCTTGGAAGGCAGATATAACAAATCAAACAGAGTTTATGATTCGTTCTGAAGATATATTGACGATTGCAGACCCCAATGGTACAATATTAGATAAGTATACTGAACTGACTTCGTAATGAATAGTGATACTCTCATCGCCAGAGGTAGACTAACAAAATCAAATTCGCTTGATTTACCTGTAGAGTGGAAAGATATAATTGACCCCGATAGTGTAACTGTGAATCTGACACAGATTCGCACATCACAGGATTTAATTGTGTATGACTATATATTTTTTGAGAATAAAATATTTGTCAGGTCTGGACTCGGACCCGATACTGAGATAGACTGTTACTATACTGTTTTTGCTGATAGGAAGAAAGGATGAGATTTTATACAAACGTTCAGATGGTTGGTGACAACTTCTTAGTGCGTGGTTACGAAGATGGTAAACACTTTGCAACTCGTGAGAAGTTCTATCCAACTCTTTTTGTTGACTCGAAACGCAAGACAAAATATAAAACACTTGACGGATTGCCCGTTGAACCGATTGAGCCTGGCACAGTTCGTGAGTGTCGTGAGTTTATGAAAAAATATAATGATGTTGAAAATTTTAATGTTTATGGAAACGAAAGATATATCTATCAATATATTTCGTCAAAATATCCAGAAGTTGAAGTTAAATTTGACACAGAAAAAATTAAATTAACTACGATTGATATTGAGGTTGCATCAGAGAATGGTTTCCCTGATGTTGAATCTGCTGCAGAAGAAGTATTATTAATTACCTTACAGGATTATACAACAAAACAAATTCGTACTTGGGGTAGAGGTGCATTTAATAACAAACAAGAGAATGTAATCTATAAAGGATTTAAAACTGAGTATGAACTTCTTACAAGTTTTATTAACTGGTGGATGATTGAAGAAAATACTCCAGAAGTTATTACAGGTTGGAACAGTAAATTATATGATATTCCATATCTTTGTCGTCGCATTGACCGTATTCTTGGTGAGAAACTCAAGAAGAGAATGTCACCTTGGGGGTTGGTAACTGAGGAAGAAACATTTATTGCAGGTCGTAAACACATCTCATATGATATTGGTGGTGTTTCACAGTTAGATTATCTTGATTTGTATAAGAAGTTTACTTATAAGGCACAAGAATCATATCGTTTGGATTATATTGCAAGTGTTGAACTTGGACAAAAGAAACTCGACCACTCAGAGTTTGATACATTCAAAGACTTCTATACAAATGGTTGGCAGAAGTTTGTAGAATACAACATCATTGACGTAGAATTAGTTGACCGTCTTGAGGATAAGATGAAGTTGATTGAGCTTGCACTGACGATGGCATATGATGCAAAGGTCAATTATGAAGATGTATTCTATCAAGTGAGAATGTGGGATACAATTATCTACAATTATCTTAAGAGAAGAAATATTGTTATACCACCAAAAAATCGGTCAGACAAATCTGATAAGTATGCAGGTGCGTATGTAAAAGAACCAATACCTGGCAAATATGATTGGGTTGTTTCTTTCGACTTGAATAGTCTATATCCGCATTTGATTATGCAGTATAATATTTCTCCAGAAACTTTATTAGATACAAGACATCCATCAGTTTCTGTTGATAAGATACTTTCTGAAGATGTAACATTTGAAATGTATAAGGATAATGCGGTGTGTGCAAATGGTGCAATGTATCGAAAGGATGTCCGTGGGTTCTTACCAGAGCTTATGGAGAAGATGTATAACGAAAGAGTTATCTTCAAGAAAAGAATGATTAAAGCAAAAAAAGCATATGAAAAGACTCCAACGAAAGACCTTGAAAAAGAAATTGCAAGATGTAACAACATCCAAATGGCGAAAAAGATATCTCTTAATTCTGCTTATGGTGCTATCGGCAATCAGTACTTCAGGTATTATAAATTAGCAAATGCAGAGGCAATTACTCTGTCAGGGCAGGTTTCTATCCGTTGGATAGAAAATCGTATGAACAACTATCTCAACAAAATATTAAAAACGGAGAATGAAGATTATGTTATTGCTAGTGATACTGATTCTATCTACCTCAATTTGGGTCCTTTGGTCGAAGTTATATACAAGGGGAGAGAGAAAACTAATGAAAGCGTTGTGTCGTTCCTTAATAAGATCTGTGAGATGGAATTTGAGAAGTATATTACGAGTTCTTATGAAACGTTGGCCAACTACGTAAATGCGTATGACCAAAAGATGTTTATGAAGCGAGAGAATATCGCAGACCGTGGCATCTGGACAGCGAAGAAAAGATATATTCTAAATGTATGGGATAGTGAGGGTGTTCGTTATGATGAACCCAAACTAAAGATGATGGGTATTGAGGCAGTCAAGTCATCAACTCCTGCACCTTGTCGCACCTTGATTAAGAATGCACTTAAATTAATGATGAATGGAACAGAAGAAGAGGTGATAGATTTTATTGATGAATCCAGAAAACAATTTAGAAAATTACCACCAGAAGAGATAGCATTTCCTCGCACTGCATCAAATGTTTTGAAATATCGTTCGGTAGCTGATATCTATGCGAAGGGAACTCCTATACATATACGGGGTGCATTATTGTTTAATCATTATGTAAAGAAAAATAAAATTGACAATAAATATTCACTCATCGGTAATGGAGAGAAAGTCAAGTTTCTCTATCTGAAAAAACCAAATATAATTCAAGAAAATGTCATATCATTTATTCAAGACTTTCCCAGAGAACTTGGACTTGAAAAGTATGTTGATTACGATTTACAATTCGACAAAAGTTTTGTTGAACCACTCAAAGCAATATTAGATGCAATTGGATGGAACGTTGAAAAGACTGTAAACTTAGAACTATTTTTTTCCTAATGGAATTACCTATTAATGATAAAGATTTAGCGACAATCGTAAATGCTCTCGCTCTTGGAGGAGATGCAAGATTGTATCATCTATTGAAAGACGTAAAAAAAGTTAGGGATGATAACCCTGACGGTCCTTATAAAAAAATATTACGAGATAAGGGATTGACGATTTAATATAAAGATAGTATAATAAAAATAAAATGAATTGTTGGCATTGTAACACTGAACTTATTTGGGGAGGAGACCACGATTTGGAAGAGGAGTTTTATGGCGAAGACCATGCCTATGACTTTGTAACAAATTTATCTTGTCCTAAGTGTCAAGCATATGTTGAAGTACATCATCGTAAAGAGGGTAAAGAATGGATTTCTTGAAAGAAATAGTTAAAGAGATTGGAGATGATTTTACAAAAGTCGCATCAGAAATAGATGAAACGGAAACATTCATCGACACAGGATCGTACATTTTCAATGGACTGGTTAGTGGTTCCATTTATGGTGGTATGTCTAATAATAAAATCACTGCTATTGCTGGCGAGTCTAGCAC